ATATATAAGGGAGTACAAATGGCTACACCTCAATTATCTCCTGGGGTTCTAATTAGAGAAGTTGATCTTACAGTTGGTCGTGTCGATAACGTAATTGATAATATTGGCGCGATTGCAGGTCCCTTTCCAACTGGTCCAGTAGAAGAAGCAATTGATATTACAACAGAACAAGATTTAATCAATGTTTTTGGTAAGCCTCAATCTACTGATTCTCAGTATGAGTATTGGATGAGTGCTTCCTCATTCCTTACTTATGGTGGCGTTTTAAAAGTAGTAAGAACTAGCGGCTCAAATCTTAGAAACGCAACCGCAGTAAGAAATGCTTCTGGTGTTTCAACTGCCGGTATTGGCGTTACCATCAAAAACTTTGATGACTATGAACTGAATCATGATTCTGATTCTAAAGATTATGTATTCGCCGCAAAAACTCCTGGCACTTGGGCGAATAATCTAAAAGTTAGTGTTATTGACGACAAAGCGGATCAAATTCTTCAAGTAACCACCTCTGTTGCTACTTCTTCAGTTGTTGGTCAAGGAGTTACTGCTGCGATCACTAACCAAACTATTCCTGGTATCGGCGTTACTACTGTCTTTAATGGCTATCTAAAAGGTATTATCACTGGTGTTGGTACTTCAACTCTTGATGTAAAAATTGTATCTTTAGTCGCTGCTGGAACAACCGTAGATATTCCAGTAAATTATCAACAAAGAAATCAAGCAGGTTCTTTCCTTGCGGGTAATACTGTAAATGTAACTAACTCTTCTGGTGCGGCGGTTACTTCTCATACCCTAACTGAAGTAAGTGACTGGTATGACAATCAATATATTGAATTAACCAATTCAAGGATTCTTTGGAGTTCAATTGCTCCTAAACCAGTTTCAACTCAATATGCTTTAGATCGTAACGCTAAAAATGATTCTATTCATGTTGCGATTACTGATGATACAGGTAGCGTTACTGGTATTGCTGGTAATATTCTTGAGAAGCATCTGTTCCTATCAAAAGCCGAAGATTCAATTTCTGCGGTTAACCCTGCCCAAAGAAATTGGTGGAAGACTTACATTGCTCAGTTTTCTGAATATGTTTATGTCGGGGACGATCCTTCAGATAATTCAAATGCTAACGAGAAAGTCTATCAAACCGGTTTTAGTTCTGGTTTCGTGGGCCTAACAACTGCTCAAGGTCAATGGAATAACCCAGCCCAAGGCAAAACTTTCAGTGCAATCGGTAATGTAACTTATAATCTTTCTGGTGGTAAGAACTACACTCTCACTGATGGTTATACTACAACTCTTGGTGATCTAGTAACCGCCTATAGACTATTTTCAAACCGTAATGAGATTGCTGTAGACTTCTTAATTATGGGTCCAAGTCTTGGTAATAAATTTGAATCTCAGGCTAAGGCTCAAGAGTTAATTTCAATCGCTAATCAGAGAAAAGATTGTATTGCGGTTATTTCACCTCATAGAGGCGATATAGTTGATATTACAAACTCTGATACGCAAACAGATAACATAATTGAATTTTTCTCTCCGTTAACCTCTTCATCTTATGCTGTTTTTGATGATAATTATAAGTATACTTATGATCGATTCAATAACAAGTTCCGTTATATCGCATGTAATGCTGACACTGCGGGCCTAATGGTAAGAACGAATCTCGTTGCTTTCCCTTGGTTCTCCCCTGCTGGTCAACAAAGAGGTGTTCTCAATAATGCTATTAAACTTGCATACAACGCAAGTAAAGCTCAGAGAGATCAACTTTATCCTTTACGTGTTAACTCTTATATTAATCAGCCTGGTATTGGCGTTCTTCTCTTTGGTGATAAGACTGCTCTTGGTTATGCTTCTGCTTTTGATCGTATTAATGTTCGTAGACTATTCCTGACTATTGAACAGGCTATCGAAAGCAGCGCCCAGGCTCAACTATTTGAACTTAATGATGATATCACTAGATCATCCTTTATTAATACCGTAGAGCCTTATCTGCGCGATGTTCAAGCCAAGCGAGGAATTATCGACTTCAGGATTATTTGTGATGAGACCAATAACACTCCAGATGTTATTGATAATACTGAATTTAGGGCTGATATCTTTATTAAACCAGCTAAGGCTATTAATTATGTTACTCTTACCTTTGTCGCTACCAGAACTAGTGCAAGTTTTGAAGAAGTTACCGGTAGAGTTTAATTATTATCAAAGTAAACTAAGGAGGACTTAAAAATGACACTTCGCACTATTTCAGAATTTAAAAGCCAGTTAAAAGGTGGCGGCGCACGCCCTAATTTATTTGAAGTAACAATTCCACAATTTCCATCTGCTGTGGGTGGAAATTATTGGAATCAAGAAGCTCAAAAAGATTTTAGTTTTTTCTGTGAGGCTACTTCAATGCCAGCCTCAACTGTAAACCCGATTGATATTCCATTCAGAGGGCGGGTTCTCAAGGTTGCTGGAGATCGTACTATTGACCTCTGGTCTGTTACGGTTATTAATGATGAAAATTTTAGAGTTAGAACTGCATTTGAAGCCTGGGCCAATGCTATTAGTAAACTAAATGATGCAACTGGTGTAACTAATCCATCATCGTATATGGCTAATACAGCTGAAGTTAAGCAATTAGGTAGGGGCTCTACATTAGAAGCTGATAAAAATACTGGTGGAAAACAGGTTGTATTGAGAACTTATAAAGTGTATGATATTTGGCCTTCTTCTGTTGGTCCAATTGACCTTTCTTATTCAGATAATAACAATATCGAACGTTTTACTGTTGATTTCCAGATGCAATATTTTGAAATCGGTGCTTCAGGGGACGCCAATAAAGATATTATTAAATAAGACACTAAATAGAGTATCGTTAAATTTTAATTATGGCAAAGTTATTTGGATTCTCTATTAATGATACAACAAAACTAAGCCAAACAGCAGTCTCCCCCATTCCTCAAAATAATGAGGATGGGGTTGACTATTATTTGACTTCTGGTTTTTTTGGATCCTATGTTGATATTGAGGGAGTTTACAGAACAGAATATGATCTAATTCGCCGGTATCGTGAAATGTCACTTCACCCTGAAGTTGATTCTGCTATTGAAGATATTGTAAATGAAGCTATCGTATCTGACTCTAATGACAGCCCAGTACAGATAGAATTATCTAATCTAAATGCTAGTGACGGAATCAAACAAAAGATAAGAGAAGAATTTAAATATGTTCTTCAGCTTTTAGATTTTGATAAAAAGTGTCATGAAATTTATAGAAACTGGTATGTTGATGGTAGACTTTACTATCATAAAGTAATTGACTTTAAAAAACCAGAGCAGGGGATTCAAGAATTAAGATATATTGATAGCCTTAAAATGAGGTATGTAAGGCAAGCAAAGAAAAATAGCAAAGACAATCTAAAAGTTTTAAATCGAATGGGCGAAGCTGACCCCATGAATCAGTCTTTCCCTGATATCGAAGAGTATTTTGTTTATAATTCAAAACCTGCTTATCCATTAACAAACACTTCTGTTAGTGCAACCTCTTCTGAGAATGGTAGGAATGATGGCGCCATTAAGTTTGCTAAGGATAGTATTGTTTATTGCACATCTGGTTTAGTAGATAGAAATAAAAATACTACTCTTTCTTATCTTAATAAAGCAATCAAATCTCTTAATCAACTAAGAATGATTGAGGATAGCATTGTAATTTACCGTATGGTAAGGGGAACTGAAAGGAGAATTTTTTATATTGATGTGGGCAATATGCCTAAAGTTAAGGCCGAACAATATCTCAAAGAAACTATGATGAGATATAGAAATAAACTTAATTATAATATCGAAACTGGTGAGGTCCAAAATGATAGAAGATTCCAGAGCCTTATGGATGATTACTGGCTACCTCGTAGAGAAGGTGGCAGAGGAACTGAGGTAACGACTCTTCCTGGTTCCAATAATTTAGGGGAGTTAACTGATCTTAATTATTTCCAAAGAAAATTATATAAATCTTTAAATGTTCCATCATCTAGAATAGATGGCGAAAGTGGATTTAACTTGGGCAGATCTTCAGAAATTTTAAGAGACGAAGTTAAATTTTCAAAATTTGTAGGGAGACTAAGAAAAAGATTTTCAAAATTATTTGTTGATCTTCTTAGAACACAATTAATCCTTAAAAATATTATAACTCCAGAAGATTGGGAATCCATGTCTGAACATATTCAGTTTGATTTCCTGTATGATAATCATTTTGCCGAACTAAAAGAATCCGAATTATTAACAGAAAGGCTGAATATGGTCTCAATGGCTGAGCCTTATGTTGGCAGATATTTTTCACAGGATTACTTACGAAGAAAAGTTCTAAGGCAAACTGATGAAGAAATCGTTGAGCAAGATATACTAATTCAAAAAGAAATTGAAAATGGGGTTATTCCTGATCCATCAATGCAAATAGATCCACAAACAGGTCAACCACTTGCTGAACCTCAAGGGGATAATATTCAAGGGGATATGGGTAAAGTCCCAACCGAACCTGGGGTTGATGCGGGTCCAGTAGAAATGCCGAAAGGCGGCGAGATATAAATACTAAAAGTTCATAATAAAACAATATGGAAGAACTAATTAATGCTATTATTGCTGATGAATCTCCTTCACAAATTAGTGACGAGATCAAGAATATTCTATCTATGAAAGCTGTTGACAGGATTGATGAATATCGTCCTCAAGTAGCAATGAGTATGTTTAATAATTCAGATGGGTGATCTTTCTGATTTTTTTGAATTAATATCAGAAGAAAAGAAAAAAGCAAAAAAAGAGTTGGATGATTTAATTTCTAACTCTTTTGAGGAAACTTTTGTCAGACCATTAACTGAAGAAGTTACCCCCAAACCAAAAATAAAAAGAAATGCTCCCCGAAAAAAAAAGTCTTTCGGTGAACCAACTCTTATTCAAAAATCTCTTGGTCTACTCGCAGAGCCAATACAAACTAGTAATTCTGATCCATTAACTCCACTAAATCAGAAGTTTACTACATTTGATGATTTACAAAAACATTACAAAATTTTTATTGATCGGATTCAACAACAGCTTTCTACTTTAGGTGGAGGTGGTGAGACTAATTTAACATTTATGGATGTTCCAGTAACGTCCGTAACATCAAATTCTTATTCTATAAAGCCACAAGACTATTATATTGGCGTCAATTATGCCGGGGCCGTAACAATAACCTTGCCAAAGGCTGAAAGAGAAGGAAAAATTTTTATTGTAAAAGACGAATTAGGTGAGGCCTCAAAAGGAACAAATCGTTATATTACAATTTTTCCATTTGGTTCTGATTTAATTGATGGTAGAGACCGAGCTATTCTTGCTTATGACTATGGTAGTTTAACATTTATTTGGAAAGGTAATTCCTGGAGAGTAGTTTAATGTCACACTTATATGAACCGTTTAAACCTGAAGATGATGCATTTGGTAGGTTAAGAACTTCAGAGCCATATACTCTAGGAGATTACAAACACATTTATTCTATTGATCCTGACTTTATTGATGTTAAGGTTGGGACTGGCGCCACTATTGTTTTTGACCAAAATCAAGCAGCGGCTATTTTGAATTCTGGGATTAGTACCAATGGGCTTTGTATACACCAGTCAAAGAGATATCATCACTACATGCCAGGTAAATCTCAACTAATTTTTAGTTCTTTTGCTTTTGGGGCTGCTCAACAAAATGTATTTAAAAGAACCGGATATTTTGATGATAGAAATGGTATTTTCTTTGAGCAAGAACCTAACGGAACCTTAAATTTTGTAGTAAGATCTTACACTTCTGGAATTGCATCAGATAGAAAAGTAACTCAATCTGAATGGAATAAAGATAAACTAGATGGGTCTGGTCCTTCTGGATTTACATTAGATATTACTAAAACTCAGTTATTTTTTACTGATTTTGAATGGCTTGGAGTTGGTAGAATTCGTTGTGGTTTTAGTCTCGATGGTAAAAATATTATTGCTCATGAGTTTTATAATTCAAATAATCTCCCGACAGTTTATATGTCTAATCCTAATCTACCTGTAAGGTGTGAGATTAGAAATTCAGGAACTCAAGTTGGCGCTGGTGGGTCATTTTTGCAAATATGCGCAACTGTGATGAGTGAGGGTGGTTATACCGAGGCTGGCAGGGAATTTTCTCATGCTACTACCCTTAGAACTGTTGGAATTGGATCGACTGTACCTATTCTTGCAATTCGCCTTAAAAATTCATTTAAAAATTATCTTAATAGAGCAACAGTAAAATTAGAAGATATTTCGGTTATTAGTGTTGGCGCAAATGTGCGCTATGAAGTAATAAAAATTAGAAGTAGTTCTGGATTTTCAACTGACGGGACTTGGGTATCAGAAAATTCTGAATCGGTTGTAGAATATAATCAAAGTGCAACTGGAATTTCCACTACGGGATTTGAAGACTTTATGGGTGGATATGCTTCGGGAGACAGTCAAAATATAAATAAACCCGCATCTAGTGGTTCTCATCCTCAACTCGGCCCAACCTCAAAGAAAAATTTCTTATCTCAGAATTATGATTCAACAGATTCTGAAATTTTTTCTGTTCAAGTAACAAACATTGGAGCCGACTCTACTAATGTTGGGGTCGCTTTAAGGTGGAGAGAGATATATTAATAAATAACTAATAATGTAATATTAAAATAATGGCACATAAACCTGTCGGAAGTGGCTCATCTGTAACTATTGCATCCGGTGCTGCCTCTACCTCTTCTTCCTTCCCTGTATATTCTGATACTATAAGAGTAGTTGCAGTTACTGCTGGAGTTTTTGTAAAAATTGATTCAGAACCAGTAGCAACTTCATCTGATTATTATGTACCAGCCAATTCATCTGCTACTCTTGCATTATCCCCCGCATCGCAAAGAGTAGTAGGCATTACTACAGGTGCAACAACTATTATCGATTTCCCAAGCGGAACTGGTACTCCATTTGAGCAAGGTGATTATGTTAGCCTAACTTGCCCCAATCAAAGTTTTTATAATTTTACCCATAAACAAGTTTTATCGGTAAATAATACAGCTGATGTGAGTGGTTATTTTTCAACAAGAATAACAGTAAACAACAATTCTTCAGGGGTTGTAACTGCCTTTAATGATTATGGTGATATGAGAAAGTCACTAAAAGTTGGAACTTTTGGTACTGGTGCAGGAACACTTTATTATCAACAAGTTCAAATTTCAGGAGACGCCTAATGAAACTAATCGTTGAAGAAGCCGAATCAGTAAAATATATTACTGAAGAAGTAAATGGCAAAAAAGCCCTTTTTATTGAGGGAAACTTTCTTATGGGTGATAACCCTAATAGAAATAACAGGGTTTATCCGATGGAAATCCTAAGAGAAGCCGTTAAAACTTATACCACAAATTTTATTAATTCAAAACGATCTCTTGGTGAATTAAATCACAATTCTGTCCCAGGAGTAGATTTAACAAAAGTATCACATATGATTACCACTCTTAAAGAGAATGGTAATTATTTTTATGGTAAGGCCCGAATTTTAAATACTCCAATGGGTAAAATTGCTCAGGGTCTTATTTCTGAGGGGGTTGTTCTTGGAGTCAGTTCAAGGGCTCTTGGGAGTGTAAAGCCAACTAATGAAGGATATTCTGTAGTTGGTCCCGATCTTGTTATTAATTGTGTTGATATTGTTCATGATCCTTCGGTAGGTGCCGCTGCCTTTGTTAATGGCATTTATGAAGGAAAAGAGTGGATTTTTGATTCCGCAAAACAAGAATATGTCGCAATGAACATTAAAAATAGAATTGAACGCGATATTGTCAGCAAGAAATTATCTGAAGAAAGAATGATTATGCATTTTGAGAATTATCTCAACATGCTTTAAATCTAAATACTATTATAAAGTTTTTACTTTTATAAATAACAATAGAGTAATATTCAACTGTTAAGGAGACTTTTTACATGGCTCGCAAGCAACAATTAGATGAAATGGAAGCTAAGAACCCACAGTCTAGAACTAAGGTCAATGCAAGTGCCCAACCTGGCGATCCTATGCCAAAGTTAACCACCGGTATTCCTGATGGTCAAACTGGCAATTGGGAAGATCTTGGTGGCCCAACTCCAGAAAACGCAAAGCCTGATGATGATAGCGCAAAGCTAAAAGATCCGGCTGCCAATATTCAACGAGTAGCCGAAATCATCCGTGGCCGTAAAGGTTCACAAGAGGGTGATCAGGCTATGCAAAAAATGCATCTCCCTGAAGAGGAAGAGCATGATGAAGATGAAGTTGTAACCGAAGATGCTTCTGAAGACGAAGAAGAGTTTGAAGAAGTAGAAGACGAAGCAGAAGAATTTGAAGATGACGAAGAAGAAGAGTTTGACATCCAAGAAGATGTTGATGCTCTTGTTGGTGGCGAAGATCTTTCCGAAGAGTTCAAAGAAAAAGCCAAGACTATCTTTGAGGCTGCCCTTCGTTCCAAAGTCTCCGAAATTAAAGAATCTCTTGAAGAACAGTATAACGTTGCTCTTCAAGAAGAAGTTCAGGCTATTGCAGAAGAACTTCAAGAACGTGCTGATTCCTACCTTGAATATGTTGCAGAAGAGTGGATGCATGAGAATCAGCTCGCTATCACTCGCGGTATTAAGGAAGAACTCACTGAGAGCTTCCTTGTAAATCTCAAAGGACTTTTTGAGCAACATTATGTATCCATGCCAGATGAAAAATATGATGTCCTTGAGAACATGGTGAAAAAACTAGATGAAATGGAAAATAAACTCAACGAGCAAATTGATAAAAACATTCAACTAAACAAGCGTCTCTGTGAGGCGGTTGCTGATGGAATCTTTGGTGATGTAGCTGATGGTCTAGCCGCCACTCAGAAGGAAAAGCTCGCTTCACTTGCCGAAAGTGTTGAGTTTGAAAGTGAAACTTCATATCGTGAAAAACTAGAGACCTTAAAGGAATCTTATTTCCCTGTAAATTATGTCTCTTCAATCGCTCGCCCTGAAGTGCTTACTGAAGATACTGAATACGTTGCAAATGAGTCATACTCAAATTCAATGAATCAATATCTCAAAGCTGCTTCACTGTTAGCCAATAATTGATTTCAATATTAAATCAAACCCAAACTTTTAAACTCTAATAGGTAACGCAAATGTCCGAAATTAACGAACAACATCTGCAGGAAAAGTGGGCTCCCCTTCTAAACTTTGACGGCCTTGACCCCATCAAGGATTCTCATCGTAAAAAGGTAACCGCTATTCTGCTAGAGAACCAAGAAAAAGAACTCCGTGAGACCAATGCATTCAACAATGGTCTTCTGATGGAAACCACTGTCGGTAACGCCGCAGGCGCTTCTGGTGGTTTCAGTGGCTCTGCTGCAGCTGGTGGCCCAGTAGCTGGTTTCGATCCTATCCTAATCAGCCTGATTCGCCGCGCAATGCCTAATCTGGTTGCTTATGATCTCGCTGGTGTACAGCCTCTGTCTGGTCCTACCGGTCTTATCTTCGCTATGCGTTCTCGCTATAATGGCCAGACTGGCGATGAGGCTTTCTACAATGAAGTTGATACTTCATTCTCAGGTCAAAACAGTGGCCGTAGCCTAACTGCTGGTATTACTTCTGCCATCTCTGGTATGGGTACTACTGCTGGTCAGGACGGTACTAACCCCGGTCTACTCAACCCAACTGGTTCTGCTATTCAGGCTGACTACAACGTTGGTCAGGGTATGGTAACTGGTGACGCTGAAAACCTCGGTAACGGCGATAACAACCAGTTCAACGAAATGAGCTTCTCTATCGAGAAAGTTCTTGTTGAAGCTAAGACCCGTGCGCTGCGTGCTGAGTACACCATTGAGCTTGCTCAGGACCTCAAGGCTATTCATGGTCTTTCTGCTGAAGCTGAGCTGGCTAACATTCTGTCTACCGAAATTCTTGCCGAAATTAACCGCGAGGTTATTCGTACCATTTATAAGGTAGCGGAACAAGGCGCAGCTGTAAACACTGCAACTCCTGGTGTATTTGACCTTGATATCGACTCCAACGGTCGTTGGTCCGTTGAGAAGTTTAAGGGTCTTCTCTTCCAAATCGAGCGCGATGCTAACGCTATCGCCCAGCGTACTCGTAGAGGGAAGGGTAACGTAATCATGTGCTCTGCTGACGTAGCTTCTGCGCTAACCATGGCTGGTGTACTTGATTATACTCCTGCTCTTAATGCTAACCTTAATGTAGATGATACTGGCAATACCTTTGCTGGTGTTCTCATGGGTAAGTATCGCGTGTATATCGATCCTTATTCTGCCAACGTTAACGCTACTCAGTATTACGTTGTTGGTTATAAGGGTTCTAGTCCTTATGATAATGGAATCTTCTATGCTCCATACGTGCCTCTCCAGATGGTCCGTGCGGTAGATCCTAAGACCTATCAGCCTTCCATCGGATTTAAGACTCGTTATGGCATGGTTGCAAACCCATTCGCTGAGGGTCCTGATAAGGGTCTAGGTGCTCTTAAGATTAATAGCAACAGATATTATCGTAGAGTTTCCATAAAGAATTTATCTTAATATCTAAAACCTTAGCTAAAACTAACCTATATAAAGAGGTGGGAAACCGCCTCTTTTTTTATTTGAAGCAAAATTATGACCAAAGTTATGAGTACAGAAGAAAGGTTTTATGTTTATCATATCATAAATCCTATAACCGGAAGACTTTTCTATGTTGGAAAAGGAACTGGATGTAGATGCAAACAACATCTAACAGATAAAAAGGAGTACGCATTTAATAAACGCCTCAACGGATACATAAGAAATCTAATTGAGTCTAATAATAATCCAATCATTCAAAAGATAGCCGAAAATTTAACTGAAGAAGACGCTTATCTGTTAGAAGAATCCGAAATCAAAAAATATGGTAGAGTAGGCTTTGAAAAGGATGGAGTTCTTCTAAACATCCTAGATTCTGGAAGACCTCCAAAGTTTGAAGGAGAAAATCACCCTTGGTGGGGCCGTAGTCATACTCCTGAAACTAAGGCCAAAATTAGTAAAACTAAAAAGGAAAATTTTGCGAAAGGAATTAATAAGCCTAGAAGCGGGTTTACCCAAACACCTGAAACAAAAGAAAAAATTGGCGCTAAAAATCGAGGAAGAAAAAGAACACCAGAAGCAATTGAAAAAACTCGTCAAGCAAACCTGGGCAGACCTCAAAGTGATCATCAGAAGAAAAGAGCAGAAGAAGCAAACAGTAAACGCTGGCTTGTTATTGCTCCTGATGGAACAGAGGAGATTGTTGTAAATCTTTCAAAATATTGTAGAGAAAGAAGATTAAATAATAGTTCTATGAGATTGGTTGCTTATGGTAAACAAGATGATTATAAAGGATATAAAGTAAAAAAACTGGACTAATTTATAGGGCTGAAAGGCCCTTTTTCATTCCCAGCCCATAAGTAAGACTCCCACAGTCCCAAATTTTTTCATAACCCATTTCTCTTGCTTTCTCATATTCAGTGCAATCATAAGCTCCTATAAATTTCTTCTGGAATCTCATGCGATTATAGTGACGGGGTTTTCCATGAATCCTGTAACAACTTTATAAAATCATCCATAAATAGTAAAAACGCTTTGTGAAATGCCAAATTTTCCTTATTTAAGTCCAGGTAGAAATCAAGTAGAGAATAGAAATTTTTTACAGCCGACTCAATTTTTATTCACAATAAACAAGGCACCTAAAGTTTCATTTTATTCCAATAGAGCTAATATCCCAGGAATTACATTAGGCCTTGCTGATTATCCAACTCCATATAAAGATTTATACGAGCCAGGAGATAAAATAACATTTGATGATTTTAGCCTTAAATTTTTAGTTGATGAAAATCTTGAAAATTATTTAGAAATTTATAAATGGATTAAAGGACTTGGTTATCCAGAAAACTTAGAGCAAATTTATAAGCTACAAACAAGTAAGGGTGGTATATATTCTGATGGAACACTTCAAGTATTAAACAGCAGTCAACGTCCAAATTTTTCAGTTAAATATTATGATTTATTTCCTTATGATCTAACAACTCTTCTTTTTGATTCTACCTTAACAGATTCAGATCCATTTACAGCAGAAGTAAAATTTAAATACACTTATTTTGAAATTGTTGATCCTAGTGGGAACCCTCTATGAATTTAAATGAAATTGAGACTATGTGGAAAGAGGATTCAGTAATGGATCCTGATAATCTCCATGAAGAAGCACTTAGAATACCAATACTACACAGTAAATATCATGAAATACAAAATAAAATTTATCAACTTAAAAAAGTAAAAGAAGCAGAATATAATTCACTATACGCAGAAAAAACTCTTTATTACGCTGGAAAAGCGGATCCTAAAGTGTATGAAGAAAAACCGTTTCCTCATAAAGTATTAAAGAATGACATTCCGCTTTATTTAAATTCAGATGAAGAACTGGTCAAAATAAAAACAAGAGTTGATTATTGCAGCTATGTTATGGCCTATCTTTCAGATATCCTGAAAATGATCCACAATAGATCTTTTCAAATCCGAGACAGTATTGAATGGAGTCGTTTCATAGCAGGTCAGTGATGTCTGATATAATTATTGAAAAAAAGAATGAAGTATTTGTTAGATTGATTTGCGAGCCACACGTTCTTTATGAATTGGCTCCTTATTTTACCTTCGATGTACCTGGGGCCAAATTTGCCCCAGCATATAAACGTGGAGGGTGGAATGGTCAAATTAGTCTATTATCAAAAACCACTGGAGAAATATATGGTGGGTTGTTAGATAAGGTGATAGCCAAAATAAAGGCTTATGGCTACTCATATGAGTTCAAAAACAGTAAATTTTATGGTTGCCCTTTTGAAGTTAACGAAGAAATAAGTAATGAAGGTATTTCTGGATTTGTTAAGGCTATTGGACAAAGAGCCGGACTTGATCCATATGACTATCAGATTAATACAGTTTATGAATGTCTAAGATATAATCGCAAAACTGTTTTATCTGCAACTTCATCCGGTAAATCCTTCATGATTTATTGTATTTCAAGATATTACTTGATGAAAGGATTAAGAGTTCTTTGTGTATTTCCAACTACTTCTTTAATCCATCAAATGCATAAGGATTGGCAAGATTATGGATATGATTCAGACAATAATATTCACATGATTTACTCTGGTCAAAGTCATAAAACCGACATGCCGGTAACATATTCGACCTGGCAAAGTATACATGAAAATCCTAAGTCTTTTTATGATAACTATGATGTAATTATTGTCGATGAGTGTCATGGGGTAAAATCTAAAAGTTTAGTTAATATTATGAAAAATGCTCATAATATTAAATATCGGTTTGGTTTTACTGGGACCCTGACAAACAATGATGACGGTAAGGCCGTAAATGAATTAACTATTACTGGTTTATTTGGCCCATCTTACAAAGCAATTAACACAAAAGAACTAATTGAAAAAGGTAGAGCCGCAAAATTAGATATAAAGTGTTTGGTCTTAAAGCATAAAGAACAAAAATTCTTTACTTATGAAGATGAGGTTCAATACTTAATAGGTAACGAAGAAAGAAATAATTATTTGAGAAATCTTTCTTTAAGTCTAAAAGGTAACACTCTTTTAATCTTTTCAAGAGTAGAAACTCATGGTCAAGTTCTTTATGATTTAATTAAGGAAAAAGCCGGCAATGACAGAAAAATTTTCTTTGTTCATGGTGGCGTAGAAGCAAAAGAAAGAGAAGACGTAAGAGAAATTGTTGAAAGAGAAAACAATGCGATTATTGTCGCTTCGTATGGAGTTTTTAGCACGGGAATTTCCATTAAGAACTTAAACAATATTATATTTGGGTTTCCAAGTAAAGGAAAGATTAGGGTTCTTCAAACCATTGGTAGAGGACTTAGAAAGTCAAAAACAAAAGATCGGGCTGTTCTTTATGATATAGCAGATGATTGTGGAAGAAATTACACACTAAATCACTTTATAGAAAGAGTAAAACTGTATAATGAAGAAGAGTTTGAATATGAAATTTATAACATTAATTTATAATCGTTGAGATTCTAATCCAGTAACTTCTACTCCCCTATTGATCATTTTCCTCATGGCAGCCTGGGCTATCTTTAATGAAAAGTGTACTGAGTACATTTGCTTATTCATATATTTGTAGCCTATTTTGTAAAACTCAAGATGTTCCACTGTTTATATTTTTTAGTAGTTTAATACTTTCATTTATTGACTCAATGATACAAAAGATAGAATTTCCTATAAAATTAGTATCCCCTGGAAACATTTCTAAATCGTTATAGAAATCTTCTTTTATATTTTCATATTGACTTATTAAAGTATTTACATAAGACTCTGGATCTTTACAGCTTAAAGAAATTTCATAGTACTTTCCCCCATGAAATTCTGGAATTACTATGTTATAGGTAGTTCCGTCTTGTTTATGCACTGTTATCGTCCTCATGTTCATGATGGGATAATATTCATCATTGTAGCAACTGCCCAACACATGAGAATAGAATGAAAAGCGTTTAGATAATTAAGAGTATTTTGCATGTTTTTTACCATCTTGGCTCAAGGATAATACTATATTGTCTTACTTAAGTCAACTAACTATGTGCCAATTTATAGATTGGCATATACTAGCTTGACTTTTTTATTGTTTGCGGCTAGGATCGGTTTGTCGGGTTTGAAGGATTTCAGTATCTAATAATTTATTAATAAATAAAGAAACTTTAAATATCTAGATTTATCAAATATTTTTAGTAACTGCTTCGCAGATGGTTACTTCGTAACCATAATCACATTATATTATCCCGAAGGGATGTTCTCCGTAGGAGAACAATTAGTTATTATTTAATAATTTTTCTAATTTACTTTTCATCTCTTCAACATTAGAAATATATCCTTGTTTTTTACCTAGCTTTTCTTCATAAGGATCAACATATCCATTGATATTCTTTTGAGCTATAAACTTTAAATGATAGTTTATAATATCTTTGTCCTTACACTCACTTAAAGTTATAACATTATTTCTATTAATAATATAGAGATCATCATCTGCTGTTTTTAACCAAGGTTCAATTTTAAAGCCATAGTCACCACTTAAAGTTTTTATTTCACTGATAATAACTGGTTCATAAAGTAGTAAGAAATCTTTTTCAGTAGAGACAATAGCGAAGATCTCTTCCCCGGTTGTTAGCTTGATTGTAGCCGGAAACTCCATTGGTGTCAAGTCGTGTTCTGTTGTATTTAGGGGTTGACAAGATCAGTCTAATGTGCTAATATTACTAAATACCATTCAAGGAAATAAATGACTATAACACAAATGCCAAAAAAGAGGAGACCATCTCATTATGTCAATAATAAACAATTTTTAGATGCATTAGTACAATATAAATTAGACTGTAAAAAAGCCAAAGAAAATGATGAGAAGAGACCACAAATTCCCAAATATATTGGAGAATGTTTTCTTGATATCGCAACAAGATTTGGCTATCAAGGAAATTATGCAAATTATTCCTTCAAAGAAGATTTGATTTCAGATGCAGTTGAAAATATGTCTAGGTACATATTAAATTTTGATCCAGAAAAATCAACCAATCCTTTTGCGTATTTTACACAAATCACTTATTA